ACCTACAGGTTTTGGGCAATATGATGAATTTGGTACAGATGTTGCTTTGAATTATGATGGTACATATGCAGCAATAAGTGCACCTAGATTTGACAATGATGTTACAGCATACCAAGGTACAGTTTGCGTATATACTAGATCAGGATCTACTTGGACACAACAAGGTAGTAATATACAAGCATCTGATAAAGCTACTTCAGGACAAGCCTATTTTGGTCAACCTCTTTCTTTTAACGGAGATGCCACTTATTTAGCTGTTGGGTCTTGGGGTCGAACAGTAAACTCCCAAACGACTACAGGATCGGTGTATATGTTTACTCGATCTGGATCTACTTGGACTGAGCAATCTATAATTGTAAGCGGTGATTTGCAAAGTGGTGATAGGTTTGGTTCCAGCCTTAAGATATCATCTGATGCAAATTATTTAATTGTTGGATCTCCATTTGAAGATGGTGGTGCTGGTGACCCATTAACTAGTTCAGGCGCTGCTTATATCTTTACAAGATCCGGTTCTACATGGACACAACAAGCTAAGTTAACTGCATCAGATGCACAAGTAAGTGATCAATTTGGTCAACGGGTTTCTATAAGTGCTGATGGTAATTTTGCGGTAGTAAAGGCAAGATATGAAGATGGTGGTGCAGGTGATCCAATAAGTAATGCTGGTGCTCTCTATGTTTTTGAAAGATCCGGATCTACTTGGACGGAAATTAGAAAATTAACTGCCTCTGATGCACAAGCAAATGATCAGTTAGGGTATAGCATTGATATAAACAGTGATGGATCTGTTATAGTTGCGGGTACACAAAATGAAGATGGTGGTGCGGGTGATCCAACATCTAATGCTGGTGCAGCTTATATCTATGAAGCAGGTTAATAAGTAGTTTACTTTTACTGCATTTTGTGATATAATATATAATTATGTTTGGAGTTATATAATGATTGATTTGAAATCCATCCACGAAATGTGGGCAAAAGACTGCATTATCGAGTCGAATGAACTAGATAAATCTTCTCGAGAACAACCAATCCTACATGCAAAATACCTAGAGCTTTTATCAACATATAAGCTACAATTAAAGCGTGCAGAGTTTAATCAAAAACAATTATTAAAGGATAAATGGTTGTGGTATAATGGTAAAATGCCACACGACGAAATAATTAAAAAAGGTTGGGATCCCGATCCATTCAATGGTTTAAAAGTTCTTAAGGGTGAAATGGAATACTATTACGATAGCGACCCTGAAATCCAAAGATCCGAGGAAAAAATTCAATATTATAAGAATGTTATAGATACATTAACGGAAATAATAAATAATATCAATTGGCGACATCAAACCATTTCGAATATTATAAAATGGAAACAATTTGAGGCTGGATTTTAAATAGTGCATTTATTGCGTAATGATATGGTAACCATAGGCTAAAATGGAAATACTTAAAGTAGCGAAACTAAACCACGCTAATCTAAGAATACAGTGTGAAAGTGGTACTGCTCAGGAATTAAATGAGTTTTTCTCATTTTATGTGCCTGGTTATAAATTTATGCCTATGTACCGAAATAGATTATGGGATGGTAAAATTCGTTTATTTTCAATTATGAATGGAGAATTACCTGCTGGTCTTTATGAACATCTATTACAGTTTGCAGAACAGAGAGAGTATGAAGTAATAGTAGATGAAACTGCATATGGTAAACCAGATAATTACAATCAAGTAAATGTAAAAGAATTATATGAATATATAAAATCATTAAATATGCCATATGAAATACGTGATTATCAGTTTGATGCAGTATCGACTGGTATTCATCGCAAACGTGGCATTTTATTATCACCAACTGGGTCAGGTAAATCTCTTATCATTTATGCTTTAACACGTTGGTATTTAGAAAATTTTAATAAAATGGTTTTAATCATCGTACCTACAACTGGATTGGTTGAACAGATGTATGGTGATTTTAAAGATTATGGTTATGATGTTGAAAATGAAGTTCATAAAATCTATTCTGGTAAAGATAAGAACACACAAAAAAGAATTGTAATATCTACTTGGCAATCAATATATAAACTACCAAAGCAATGGTTTCATCATTTTGGTATGGTCATCGGTGATGAGTGTCATGGCTTTAAATCTAAATCATTAATGTCTATTATGAACAAAGCATCTGAAGCAGAATATCGCTTTGGAACTACAGGAACACTAGATGGAGCTCAGACCCATGAACTCGTACTCCAAGGTTTATTCGGTAAAATATATCGCGTTACCACAACAAAGTCATTACAAGATAACGATACTCTCGCCCAACTCAAAATTAAACGAATTGTACTTAAATACTCAGAGGAGATACGTAAGGAATTTGGTAAGAGAACATATCAGGATGAGATCGATTTCATTGTATCCAATGAAAAGCGTAATAAATTCATAAGAAATTTAGCACTTGATATGAAAGGTAATAGTTTAATCCTATATAACTATGTAGAAAAACACGGTAAACCTTTATTTAATTTAATTGAGGATTCTGCAGATGAAGATCGTAAAGTATTTTTTGTATCTGGTGATGTTGCTACCTCCGACCGTGAAGCAATACGAGGAATTGTGGAAAAAAGCAAAAATGCAATCATTGTGGCTTCATTAGGTACATTTTCAACAGGGATAAATATAAGGAACTTACATAATATTATTTTTGCTTCACCAAGTAAATCTCAGATTCGTGTATTACAAAGTATTGGTAGAGGGTTGAGAAAATCAGACGACGGTAGTGCTACTAATCTTTATGATATATCAGATGATATTAGTTGGCAAAGTAGAAAAAATTATTCATTATTACACTCTTTTGAAAGATTAAAAATGTATCAAAAAGAACAATTCGATTATAAAACTGTACAGCTAGATATGAAATCATGAAGGGCGAATTTAAACAATTTAAACTTACCAATGGCGATGAGATGATTTGTGAACTCGTTGCAACTGGAGATGATGACTCTACAGCAGATGTAATTGTCCGTAGAGCTATGAAAATTGTTGTAACAGATGATTTAGAAGAAAATGTGAGATATTATACATTAAAACCTTGGATGTCATTTGTTGATGATACAACTGATTTAATGGCTCTTAATTCTGTACACATTGTTGGAGAATCAAATCCTTCGGAAACTATCATGATGCATTATGCAGCTGCATTAGCTGATGTCGATAGATATAATAAGATAAAAAATATTGGTCTTACATTTAAAGAAATTGAAGAAAAATTAAAAGAATTATCCGAAGAAGAAATGAATGAATTTTTAAATGCCAAATATAATGAAATTGCAAATGATTCTGATACTGCAAATGTAATTCAGTTTAGACCTAAAGGTACAGTACATTGAGTTTTTTGGTACACCCTTTACCACCTATTCATGTTATGGTGCGTAAGGAATATCTCTATGACCTTGAAGAGGGACACGGCGAATACACTCCAGGAATTTGGATCTCAGTAAAATCAACACAGTATAAGGCACTTTACTTTGAAACACTTCTCACTGAATACGGCGCGCTCTATGATAAGCTTCCTTTGTCAGCCTTCGTTTGGAAGAGACCTCACGGTGACCTTCCTCTTGATGTGCTTCAGCTTTGGGATTGCTTTGATTATGATCTCACTGTAATAGAAAAACCACTACTAAGTCGGTGTGAATTTTTCGGCAAAGATCGGAACATGCACCCGGGTGAGTATCTTTTTACAATTGATAATGCACATCCGGATAAATCCCGTATAGATATAAACTTCAGTGAACATGATCCTGAGCATAAAAGTTTTAATATTATTCAATTAGATAATGGACAATTCGCTGCGCAACCTAACAATAGAGTAATTTGGAGAGATGCAAGTTTAATTCCATCTGAATTAAAACAACCAGATTTTAAAGTATGCACACAAAATTATAAAGTAGAAACAGAACCTAAATGGTCAGTCGGACATACCGATGAATGGCAATACAAAACCCAGGATGAAACTTAGGGTTCCTGTTCCCCAAAATATCTTAATTTATTATATCACATCCTGAGCAAATGTAAACAACTATTTTTTAGTTTTATATAAACTTTTTTATGTTTACACGAGCGTAAATATTGTATATAATAAACATATAATTAAAGGAGGTGACATGGCGCGTACAAAAGGACAAAGTATTCACTATGTGAATAATGCTC